ATATAGCACCTGTTGAAACAATCCATCAGTATATAGAGAGTCAGGGTGAGAAAGATAAACCGGGCAGTAAAAATAAGGATCTATCCAAATAAAGAACAGGTTACTATCAGTTACTACTACAAAAAGGTCATAAAAAAATGACCTTTAAATTCTTGTGATCGTCAATCTGGATTTCTTTAATGACTGATCTCCAGAGCTGACGGCGTTCTGCTGGTTCCAATGTCTGATATATAGAATCCAGATCCATCTTTAAGAGCTTCCGGATTGGAGCCAGATCTTTCTGCTCCTGGTTACGTGGGAGATTCTCCAATTCTTTTATATATTTCTCTTTATCTCTTTTTAGTTCATCCATAGTAATTATGTCATTTACGTACAGATCTTTCAACTTATCAATTTTTCTCAGGAGTGCTGCTCTCCGGGAATCATAATCAATCACTTTAGCACTTGTAATTTCATATTCTGCAATATGCTCCTGCAGGAGAGGCTTGATATTTGCAATCAGGTACCTTTCTATACATGATTCGAATATAACTTTGCGATTGCTGCAACGCTTGCTTGGATAGGCGCCATGACATTTGTAGAGAGGATATTTGTAAAAGCCACCAGCCTTTTTCTTTATTTTTCGTGTAGCACCAGAAAATGAATGACCGCAGTGAGCGCAGCGGAGTAAACCACTAAATATATAGTTATATTTCTGGCTGATTTTGACATTAATAGCAAGCAGCTCCTGTACACGCTCAAACAGATCCAATGGAATGATGGCAGGACAATAATGATCGTTATCACGGAACACACCAATATATTTTTTATTTTTTAAGATTGCAGTTTTAAGATTGCTTTGAGTCATAACGATACCCATATCAGATTCCAGATGCGTGATTGTCTGGTTCAGGGAATTGCAAGCAGCATAAAACTGGAAGATATGCAGCACCTTTTCAGCGTCCTGATTAGGTACAAGATGTTTTTTTTCAACGGAAAATCCGAGAGGTGCTTTTCCGGCCAGAACTTCACCCTGCCGGTATTTATAGTCAAACACATCCCGGATCCGGACAGAATCGTTCTCTGCTTCCAGCTCTGCAAAGGTCATAGACTGTGCGACGAAAGCCCGGCCATGCGGTGTGGTCGTATCAAAGTACGGCTGATCGACAGCAAGCCAGTCGCAGTGATTCGCTTCGAGAATCGCCTGCGTATTCAGATAATGTCTCAGACTACGGAACCAACGGTCAAGTTTAGTAAATATAATCAGATTCACGCGTCCGAGTCGGACATCATCAAGCAACTGCTCAAAATCTCCACGTTTGATTTTCCTGCCGGAGATTCCATCGTCAATGTAGGTTCCGGCCAGAACCATGTTTTCTTTGGATGCAATATAGGCTTTGCAGGTAGAGAGCTGTTCATCAATACTGTCTCCCTTTTTCGCCTGTCGGTCTGTGGAGACACGTACATATATAGCAACATTTGTTATACTCATAACATATCACTCCTTAAAAATGGGTATAAAAAATACACCTATGCAGGCGTATCAGTTCGTGCTATAATTCTAATTGTCTGGAAAAGAATTGTAGCATCAACTGATAGCTGCAGAGTTTTCACGAAGTCGTCCTGGTGCGCCAACACTGGGGCGATTTTTATTTGATTGAAATAGAATCATAAAATAGCTTCGGATATTATTCTATCGAATTCACGTATATCAATATCTTTTCCGAGATTTATCTTTATGTGTCCAACCATAGTCCATAACTCTACTTCTGAATTTACATCAAAAATTTTTCCAGCATTTTCAGTGGAATACATTTTAATTGAAGAATATGGAAGAGAATAAGTTTCAACTTTTTTACCGGTTAATCCCTGAGCATCTCTCACTATGATTCGTTTATTGGTGAAGATTGCAATATCACGAATGGTCTTGAACGCATGTAAAACGGTTTCACCAGAAATAAGTGTTTTCGAAACATCATCAGGAACTTGACATGGAGCGTTAAAAGTCCAGGTTAAAGTTGATTCTAATTGAGCAGCTGACATAATGAAATCTCCTTTTTAATTAGCGTGTTTTAGTTGGAAAAACTTACCGGTAGTATTATGATGAGTTTCCCTCTTATAATGTTTCCTGCACCCAGCTGTTACTTACTAACGGGAAGGTGTGGAAACAATGGTGAAAAGAAAATACATACATTACGGCAACTGCAAAATATACGCTTTGTATTATCACAGCAACAATACTATATATATTAATCTTGACTTTAATGGGGGAACTCAAATCATAATACTTAAATAGTTAGTTGCAGCTGGGTGTTTTATTATCCAGCATTTGTTTTTTCATCACCTGTAACAGGTGGGTGCATAATTTCTAATTCTTCTGGGCTGTCTGGAGCACCACCAGCACCCATAAGATTCTCTTTAAAGTGATTCAGGATCTGTCTCCGGATCGCTGGATCGATTTCAAAATAAGTCTTAATAATTTCCTTTTCAAGATCTGTCGCATTATGCTGCGCGACAAATTCATCAAGACTGAATGTTTCTGGTTGTATGTGCATAGGCTCTGTGCCGTTTCGCAACCATTCTTCACTTATTTCGAATTTTTCACAAATATCTTCGATTAGTCGGTCGCTGGGACTTCCTGTCTTTAAGAGTTTGCTCACGTATGGTTGAGTAATATTTAATTTTTGAGCAAATGCAGTTTTGGTCATGCCTGACTCTTCTATTAGTAAGGCAATTCTTTCTTGCATAGTACTAATCTCGTTCACCTCCCTTAACTGAGTTAAGTATAACAAAAAGAATATTAATAGTCAATATAAAACATAACTGAGTTATGAAAAAAGTGTTGACAGTATAACTGAGACATGATAATGTATAACTAAGTTAAGAGGGAAGGAGATGAAGGACAATGAAAATCTATGAAGCGGTAGAAAAAGCGCTGAAAGAAAAGAAGCCGATCACAAGAATGGGTTTGCGTGATTTCGGTTTTAGTATTTTTCCAACAGATTCCAGCGACTGCTGTTATCTCATTCCAAAAGATGAGAAACAGCAGCCTGCAAGATGCTGGAATCCAACGGCCAATGATCTGCTGGCTGACGATTGGGAATTAGTTACCAAGGAATAAACTTGGAAACAAAGTCAGCTACAGATAAAAAAGTTTCTTTGGGAAGATCTTCCATGTAAGCAATTGCATCATTTGAAAGAACACAATGATAGACTTCGTTGTCTGCGTACGTGTTTTTCAAATAATTGTTTTTGCCGAGCTGTCTTAAAGAATGATCTATATCCTCATAAGACATTTCAGGGAAGAAATTTTCATGGACAGATCTTCCGGAAACAAAGTTGCTGGATTCTGAAATTGATAAACCGGTTTTTCTGCGGTTCAGATATTCAGAATACAGCTTGTATAAAATCTGTTTGTCCTGTTTTGTAAGTAACATCTGTTTGCTCCTTTCTGTGTACTCGGATGTAAAAACATCCTGTATTTACAGAATAGGGGTGGAAGTCAAAATAATCAATCAGATTCGTTCGACAATCTGATTAAAAATTTATAAAGAAGAGGAGATGAAAGATATGTCACAGAAGAACATGGAAGTAATGTTGAACATGGAAGACAAAGCTGAAGCAGAAGAATTAACGACATTTTTGAAGTCTGTAAACATCACAAAGCAGACACTGATGGATACATTCCTGAAAGGCGTCAAGGTGGGTGCAAGCATGTCGGCTCAGAAAAAGCCGGCATAAGGGAGGGACGACCTTGATTGAAAGATGGAAAGATATTCCAGGATATGACGGCAAATACCAGGCGAGCACAGAGGGGAACATCCGGAGAACTTTGAAATCCGGACAGTTTCGCAGCATGACTCCCTATCACAAAAAAATGAAAGGGAGTCAGCGCCTGGTTGTGAAGCTCACAAAAGACGGAAAAGCGAAAGAGGAGATAGTTCTCTCCCTGATTGCAAGGACGTTTTTAGGACCTGTTCCTGACGGTGCGGTTCCGTATCATAAGAACGGAATGCAGTCTGAGAATCACATAAACAATATAGCATACATACCCAGACAGGAACTTGGAAAGCTGACCGGTTACAGTTCCAGAAATAAAATAGTCGTGAAATTGGACAGTTGCGGACAGGATGTGGAATATTACAGATCTGCGAGAGAAGCAGCGAAAAAGAATTTTTTGAGTCGACAAGCTATCACTGATCGTTGTAACGGGAAAACAAAACGCGGACCGGCTCCGGATGGATACGAATATGCCTGGGACAACAGCGAAGCAAGCCGACGCAAAGCAATAAGACGCCTGGAGCTGGCTGGCGGATATACACCAATGCCGACAGCTCCTGCAGTAGAATTTGAGTTTTAGGAGGGGGAAGAAGATGGAAACACAAGGAACATTTAACGCGGTAAGGTTCTACGAAACTCTTGCCGCGATCCTCTCAAAGAAGCATGGCGTTGAGATCACCGTAAAGGTGAAGGAAAAGCCAAAAGAAAAAGAGGAAACAGCTTGAACTATGACAACTACATAAGGAGATAAGAAATGGAACGAAAAATAATAATTTCATTGGTATCCGGGTACCTGGTTTCTATGCTGCCGATCTGGATGATTGGAAGCAGAATGCAGGAAATCATCCTGACATTTGCAGTATCTTTCTGTATCCTCTCCGGCCTGATCTGGATTGAGGAGAGGATACAGGACATGAAAAAAGCCCTCACGTCCGCCAACGTGAGAGCAAAAAGAAAAAACAACCTTTTCAAATAGTATAAAGAAAATACGGGGAAATGTCAAGGAGGAACGGGAATGATAAAAAAGATTTTGATGGATGGATTGAATTTGTGGAGAAAATCGTAAAAGCAGATAAGGAAGAGGCTGCAAGACTCTACTTAGAACGTACACAGTTGTGGGTAGATAAATTGCAGAAAAATCTGGAGATTATGCCGAGCGGAGATATAGCTTTTGCCATAGCTGCATTACATATCATCACAGAAGGAATCGAAAAAGAAAACCCAGAGGCGACAGCCATATCAAAAAGATTGATTAATGGCATAGATTTTGAAACTAAGTCAGGAACAATTCACGACATGACGGAAACAGCCGCGAGAACATATTTTGAAGCAATGAAAAAAGATATTATGTAAACTAGAAGATGGCAACACCGGATCCTTGAAAAGTTAATGAAAGTAAGCCGAAAAAGCAGGGGAACAAAAGCCCCTGTTGCTTACTTGCTAAGAGTATTAAAGATGGATTCAAAACAGGGGATACGATAATGAGTTACATGTGTAAAAGAATGAGGTTCCGGAATGCCATAGAGGTGTATGAATATCACACGGCAAAGTATGGAGCACCAGGACAGGAGAGGCAGGAGAAAAAGAAAGCCACTCCGGAACAGATGACAAAGAGGAACAGATACAACAGGGAGAGGTTGGCAAGGTGGAAGATCCGGAACAATTTTGATGTAGATGATTATTTCACAAGATTATCATACGAGAAGGACAAAAGACCGGAATCAATGGAAGAAGCAAAGAAAGACTGGAAAGCATTTCTGCAGATACTCAGAAGGGAGTACAAAAAAAGAGGAGCAGAACTGAAATGGATGCGGAATATAGAAGTCGGCACAAGGGGAGCCTGGCACATTCACATCATAGTGAACAGGATTCCTGACACGGACGTTATTCTTGCAAAAGCGTGGAAACACGGACAGATACAGAATCAGCTTCTGTATCAAAAAGGCGAGTTTGAGAAACTGGCCAACTACATAACGAAGACACCGGAGACGGACAAGAGACTGAGAGAAGCAAACTATTCCGCATCACGCAACCTTCCAATTCCGGAGCCAGAGAAAAAAGTGTATAAACACTGGAAGACATGGGGAAAAGTCAGAGTACCGAAGGGCTGGGAGGTGGAAAAAGACTCACTGCATGAAGGAATAAATGATCTGACAGGCTACCAGTACAGATCATACACTCTGATCAGAACGGTTCGATTGCCGAAACAGGAAAAGAAGAAAGCAAAGAAAAAGAGGGAAAGGGCATGAAGGTAAACATATATCTGGAGACAGATAAGCAGTCCCAGGAATGTATGCAGCGTAAATATGGGTATGTGATCGAAACGATATTCAAAGGCACACCGATAACCAGAGAGGGATTCGGAAGCATTGAGGGAACATATCACAAGACGAACCTGCAAGCCCTTATAAAAGCTCTGGGACATTTTCACAAAGAATGTGAGGTATGCGTATATACAAGAGACGCATTTGTTGCAACGCGGATCCTGAAAACTGACGACATGATGGCAGCAGGATTCAAGGACACAAAAGGAAAACCGATAAAGAACGCCCAGGAGTGGGACACAGCCTGCAAGAAGCTGCAGGAGTGCAATATCACAATATCTTCACAGACTGGGAAACATACATATTCAGCATGGTTACAGGAGGAAATGAAGAAACGTGAAGCCGGAGGAGATATGGGGGAAGGGATGGAGCCTGAGACCGGAACAGAACCCGGCAGAAATGGAGTATCTGGGCGAGATCATTAAATCAGGATACAGATTCACATACTACAAAGACCGGAAAGGAGGGATTTACTTTGAAAGCGAACCAGAAGGAGGAAAACCTGAATGGATGCGCCGCGCCGACGAAGACCGAAAGCGAAGGAATAGACACAGACATTGAAGCCCTGGAGACTTACATCTGCGACAATATCTGTCAATACAGAGAGAAGACAACCAGCCAGGAAGCACTTGAGTATTATTTCTGCAGTTTGTGCGAAATGAGTAAGCACATAAGCAAAATAAAAGCAAAATATGACAAAATCAATTCTTTTGACCACAGTGAAGCATGGAAACTTATGCAGAAGTACAGAAAAATTACGCTCTGCAAAGAATGCATGCAAAGACAACATCTGAAATCAGGAAGAAGCATATGCAGAGTTTATGGCACTCTGGGAGGATTCCTGGGAGAAGACGAAGGATGTAGCCGGGGCGAAGAATGGGAATAACAAAGAAAAGGGGAAACGATTATGAGAACAATCGCAGTAATAAATTTAAAAGGCGGAGTTGCAAAAACGATAACATCAAACAGCGTCGCATATATTCTTGCAAGCCAGGGAAACAGAGTTCTCCTGGTGGACAATGACAAGCAGGGAGACGCGTCACGCGGATTAAACCGACGTACCCAGGACGGGGAAGGAATTGACCGCATTATGACAGCCAGACATCCGGAAGACTGGATGAATAAGCTCATTAAGCACACAGATTTCGCAGGTCTGGATGTCCTTCCGGCAAATATGCGTCTGCTTAGTGCAAATCAGGCGGTTATGTTAGATCAGACGCGCCCGCAGCAGTTCCGTATCAGGGACGCTCTTGAATGCGTGAAAAATCAGTATGATTTTTGCATTATTGATAACGCTCCGGACATCAACGTGTCTACGATTAATGCTTTGACAGCGTGTGATGATGTACTGATTCCAGTTGAGATTGACGACAATACAACCGAGGAATTGCCGGAGCTGGTGAGCCAGATCGGATACACAAAAGAAGACCTGAACAAAGATCTGGAAAATTTCTGGATCTTTATCACGAAGTACGACAGAAGAAACGAAGCCCAGAGACAGGGGTTGGAAATGATCCAGGCAGCAGGCTATCCAATGCTCCGGACAAAAATAAGATACTCCAGAAAGGTATCTGAAAGCACATATGCAAGGATACCGATTCCTCTGTATTCTCCGCGCTCACTGGCAGCGAAAGACTATGAAGATCTTGTAAACGAATACATAACTGCAGTGAAATACGCAAAGGAAGGAGAGGAGGACTAATGGCTTTTAATCTTGCCGATATGGTAAACAAACGTCCAAAGCAGGCACAGCAGGAAAATACAAGCGATACCGTATACAGAGACGTGTTCGAACTTGTCCCGTCGAAAGAAAATTTCTACGGGACAGACCCGGACCGGCTCCAGGGGCTGAAAAATTCAATTCAGCTGTTTGGAGTAATGCAGGATGTCCTGATCGAGGACGTAAACGGGGAAGATCACATAATTTCCGGACACTGCAGGACAATGTGCTGCAGAATGCTTGTAGAGGAAGGGCATGAGGAATTTAGAAAAATTAACTGCAAATACACGACAGTTAAGGACGACACAAGAAAAATGCTTCTGGAGGATGGCGAAGAAGACCATGAGACAACGCAGCTTCTGGAAAAGCTGGCAGTTATCCAGGCGAACCGGTTCAGAGAAAAAACGGACTGGGAGAAGATGAAAGAAGCTCTTGAGACAGAAGAAATCATAAAAGGCTTGCGAGAACGCACAGAGCTGAAAGGCAAAACAAGAGACATGGTGCGGGAGACAATCGGAGTGTCTGGAACACAGATGGAAAGATACCATGCAGTCCAGAAGAAACTCAGCCCGGAATGGATGAAAGAGTTTCAGTCCGCAAAAATCAACATCACAGTAGCCCGTGAACTTGCAGATCTGGATGAAACATACCAGAAAAAGGCAATGGAACACTATAAGGACCATGACGGAATTACAGGAGCAGAGATCAAAGCATTTAAGAGCCTGCAGGAGAATAACAGAGACATTCCTGAACAATTCACGATTGAACAGGCGACAGGGCAGCAGCGACCGCCAGAGAACGACACACCGGTACAGCCAGAGCTACAGATAGAAAGATTCTTCGAAGCCTTAAATAAAGGCGAAAGAGAAAGAGTCCTCAAATGCGACACGAGAATGGCTGCATACTTAATCAGTATCCGGTACCGGGATGTCAGGATAAGAAACGGACATTTCAATTATCAGGCAAACAAAGAGGGGATAACATTCAATCCTGACAGTACAATGCAATACAGCCTGACATGGAATGAATTGTCTGAGGAATTGGTGAAAAGATTCGGAAAGAAGCAGAAGCCAGTCCGCATAGTATCCGTAGACGCTCCGGAGAAGCCACAGAGCACACTTACAGAAGCAGAAGCAGTAAAAGCGTTGTTTGAGGCGTATCCAAACAAATTAAAAACAATTATGAGAATATGCAGACAGTGCAAGAATAATGGCGAAGCGGCAAAAGCAGTACAAAAAGAGATAGCGCCGTATGGATGGCATGCAGTTAGCGGAAACGAAGTTGAATATACTTTCATGGGATTTACAGCAGGTCTGGAAATTACGGTCAAAAAGGAAAAAGTAACAATGAAGTACGACCGCCTGATCGTAGAAGCGAAAAATTTATATGATCCATATTCACCGGAATTTGGTGCAGAGGAAGAACGCTGCCAAAAAGCATCAGATCAGGAAGAAAACGCTACCAAAAAGCAGCAGGACGAAAAGTCAAACACTTGGGGAATGATTCCAAGCACATGGGAGGAAGTGCTTAAAGATATTCAGATACCGACAAGCACAGAAATAACAGGCTATTTGTATGACGAGGAAAGAAAACTCAAAGAAATTCTTGAAGCAGAAGAAAAAGAGCCAGGTTTTCCATGGATGGCAATTTACAGGCAGCAGTTAATCGTCGGAGGACTTAGAATCATCAAAAAGATAATCGAAAGTCAGGAGGACTAACAATTGCAGGAAAAACCGTTTTATGTTCATATTGAGCTGCACAAGAAAATCGTAAAGAACGCATGGATTATCAGCTATGAGGAAAGAAAAATCCTTGTAATCGAATTTCAGGAAACTGTTACAGAGGATGAAAGCGTTGCATATGTATTCGCCCTGGCAAAAAGCCTGGTATCAGAAAAGAACATAAAAGAATTAAGTCCGGAAGTAATGCGGATGGTAAGAGGAACTTACGTCCGCATTCTGGACGTAGAAATGCAGGAACTTATTGACAATGGAATTGAAATGGAGAGGGTGGAGTTGAATGAAATATCCAGAAGAGATGTATATTGATAGCCAGATATTTGCAGGAGACATGGATGGCTCAGAATCCAATCTAACAGAAAAAATCGTAAAGATAAGATATCCTCATTCGTGTTGCATATGCGAAAAACATATACCTAAAGGTGAAAAAATGTTAAACCAAAAAGCGATAGTAGAAGGACAAGGTTGGTGTAGTTGCTACATTTGCATACCATGTGTTGAAAATTGGCTAGAAGAATCAGGACAAGTAGAGGATGGTGGAGTTGAATGAGAGAAATTCTTTTCAAGGCAAAGCGGATTGATAATGAAGAATGGGTTGAGGGGTGCTTGGTAATAGATCATTCACGGTCAAACTTATTTGAATATCGAATGCAACCAGTTGAATCAGGTGTTTTATACGCACCACCTATTAATCCAGAAACCATCTGCCAATATACAGGCTTGACAGATAAGAATGGAAATAGAATCTGGGAGAATGCTATTGCAAATACTGATTCAAATGTATGTGTGCAAATTAAATTTGGAAAGTATTCTGACAGGTTTGCAACGTGGAAATATCATCAAGGATTTTATATGGCTTTCTCGGACAAAGGAAGAGATTTCTACCGTAAAGAATTAGGATATTGGCACAATAAAATCGAGATTGTTGGAAATATCTTTGATAATCCAGAATTAGTGAAGGAGGAATAAGCATGGAAAAGACATGTAAAAGCTGCAGAGAGAATGATTGTGGTCTCTGCGATCGCACAGGCCGTCTGGTAGAAGACGACGATCAGTGTGAAAAATGGACGGGCAAACAGACAGACTGGAGAACTAGAATGATGCAAACGTTCCTTGCCGGACATTAAGGAGGGCGAAATGGTCAAAACAGAAGAGACAGACAAACTGGTTGAAAGATTATCATGCAAATTATAAGAAAAAGCTGGAGGAACACAGAAATGCAGTCATTTCCGAAGCAGAAAAAGAAAAAACGGACTAAGAAGAAAGAATCAGAGAGACCGAGCATCCTGCACAGCAGAGAAAGCGGCACTTGCTATCTCTGTATGAAGCTGCATAATGATTACAGACGACATCCAGTTCTCCAGGAACATCACATTTTCGGAGGGTGTCCGAATCGGACACATTCAGGACACTATGGACTGAAAGTATATCTCTGCAATGTGCATCACCTGGCAGGGACAGGACCGGAGGCAGCAGGGAAGAGTTTATGAAGATATTCGGAAAAAATTTTATCATGGAGGACCACAAACATGATGGACATTAACGACATTAAGAAATTAATTGACAATGTGGTACAGAGACCGTTTTTCTGTAGTGATACAGAGATCACAACAGATAACGGCTATGTGATTACTACGAAAGAACATTATGAGAAACTAAAAAAATATTGGCTGGATATAGTAGATGTGCTCAAGGAAGAAACCAGAATAGATTTAGAAATTCGGTGGAATGACAAGAAATGACCGATTCGGTCACTAAAAAAGGGTGCTACTAAAATTCACATAGATACATCCTTCCTGTGTGAGCCTGTCAGATCACAGGAAGGGGAAAGGAGAAACATGAAAAGATTGACAGAAAGAGATGCACAGGGAAACTGGGCGTTAAAAGGTGTGAACTGGCAGCAGTTGTATGTAGGTCAAGTAATAACCAAAGAAGTGCAGGAGAAACTCTATGGAGCATTATGTAAACTTCTGGATTATGAGAAAACAGGACTGGAGCCATATGAAGTAGAAAGTCTGAAAGAGGAGAATGAATGGATTCCAATAAAATACCGTGAGATCACAGATAAAGAACGAGCAGAAGAGCATATACCAGATAATTGCAAATATCGTCATATTTGTGATATGCCTGAAGATGAAGAAAGAATACTTGTAACTAATGGGAACACAGTATGGTCAGATATGTGCTGTATTGATCCGGATGGATATTATCTGGATAGCGACTATGACTGGCTTGACGTAACAGCATGGAAACCATTACCAAAGCCATATGAGGAGCGTGAAAAATGAATCTCAGACAGAAAAAGAAATTATTTAGAAAAGTAACCGGTCAGAATCCTCCGGGATGGATGCATTACAGTAGCCGCCGGTTCCATGATTTTCTTTGCAAACCCTGGGGCGGACTGGCAGCGCTGAAGAAACAGGAAGCCACCAGAACAGTAGAAGATTTTAATCGAAATATCCAGAACAGGAATTATCTGCTCAGAGAGGCAAGGAGGTATACCAGATGAAACAGGGAGGATTATTATTTCCTAAAGAATCCACCAGAAAAAAACGGAAGAAGCACCACAAAAGCATCATAGACAGAGACATGAAGAATCAGTGTTTCATCTGCGGAAAAACAGGTTATACAGAACGCCATCACATCTATGGCAGTGCAAACCGCAAATACTCCGAGCAATATGGCTTAACCGTATATCTTTGCCCGGAATGCCACAGAACATCAGATATAGCCGTACATAGAAACAAAGAAATCCGAACAACCTTGCAACGGATCGGTCAAAGAACATTTGAGAAGAAATGTGGCAGCAGGGATAAATTCACGGAAATATTTGGGAAAAACTATCTGGAGGATGAATAGATGAACATTGCACATCATCAAAGACAAAAATGTTACAGCCGGAACGAATTGCAAGGAATACAGATTCTACGAACAAAAAGTGACCGAATCGGTCAGGAAGGAGAAAAATGAATTACGACAAAAGTAACATCCCTCTCATGAAAATAGGAGACATAAGAAAGACACTCAAAAGAACGTTCAAAGTCCGCCCAGGCAGAAAGATTAAATTAAAAGCGCGGGTAAGAGATGATGGAAACAGCACACGAATCATATACCATACAGCAACTGTTATAAAATTATATCCCTATGTGGTACAATTACAGCTGGAAAACGGGCAATACACCTCTCCCGGATACAAAAAACTATATCTGATGCTCCATGGTGCCGACGAGGAATAAGAAACAGGAGGAATACCGAAGTGAATAGAGACTTATTGGAACAGTACACAGATGCAGTAAAACTGATCAAAGAAACGAAAGAAACCATAAAAAAGCTGGAGAAGAGAAACTCTGTGCAGACAAAAGATACAGTTTCTGGAAGCAATTCGGAATTTCCTTTTCAACCCATGCATTTTGTAATCCAGGGTAAAACACACGATGAGGACGACAAGATAGAAAGACAAAAACGTAGACAACAGATACAGATAGAGCAGGCAGAGAAGTTAAAGAACGATGTGGAAGAGTGGATGCTTACAATTCCATTCAGAATGCGCAGGATCATTAAGTTTAAGATCTTTGAGGAAATGAACTGGCAGCAGGTTGCAAAGCATATAGGAGGAAAAGCAACTGGAGAATCTGTGAGAAAGGAATTTGAAACATTCATGAAAAAATAAAAGTTTTTCCGTTTTTTCCGTTTTTTCCGTTTTAAATATGCAATAATATAAACTGGAGTTGCTGAAATAGATATAGATAAATCTCCTTCCTTGCGTTTGCCAGGTGCCACAGCCTGGCAAATGAATTGGTCGGTACCAGACCAAACACAAAAAGGTACAAGGACTCACATGGATTTTCCTTGGCGTAGGAGCCATCTGCTTGTAGAAAGCAGGTGGCTCTTATACTATGGACATTTAGCTCAGCGTGTCCGAGTTGGACACAATCGAGAATCTTGATGGTAGCTCCTATACTATGGACATTTAGCTCAGCTGGGAGAGCAATCGGCTCATAACCGACAGGTCCTGGGTTCGAACCCCAGAATGTCCATAATTACCGCGGGATAAAGTAACGGAAACTTACAGGCCTCCTTAGCCTGGAACGGTGGTTCGAATCCGCCTCCCGCTATCAGAGAACAGGAGGAATGGCATGATATACAAACGATGTAGCAGATGCGGGAGTAGGGTACCGGCAGGGACTACGTGCCCGTGCAGAAAGAACAACATCAGAGAGTATGCAAAGCCAACCGGAATAAAGAAAGAATACCACACACAACGGTGGAAGGATCTGAGACAGTTTGTACTTAACAGTTATGATGGACTGGATATCTATATATTGTACAAGTACAACAGAATAGTAACAGCAGATACGGCGCATCATATTGAACTATCACAAGACAGACCTGATCTGTTCTATTCAGATTCAAATTTGATTCCAGTCTCAAGAGCTGGACATAAAGAGATACATAAACGATATAAGAAAGAGGGAAAGACGGTAGTGCAGGAGGAATTGAGAGGTTTTCAGATGCGTTTCAAGACCACCGGGGGATAGAAAAAAAGTTTTGAACGGATCTCCCACGACCACGTATGCCCCTTTCTTTTCACAAAATTCTAAAAACGAAAAAAAAGTTGGCAAATGAAAGGAGGGAGGCCAGAGGGCAAGACCGAGAGTGCCGGTAGAATTGCAAACCGGACATTTAAAAGTTATTGACGGACAGAAGAAAAGAGATGCAGAAGACCAGGTAAAAACAGAGAAAAACCAGCTTAAACGACCTCCTTCTTGGCTGATCGATGATGTTGCTAAAAAAGAATGGCGAAGAGTTGTGAAAGAATTAAGCAAGCTAAATATAGTCGGAAATCTGGACTTAAACAATATAGGAGGTTATTGCAATGCGTTCGCAAACTACGTAAAAGCAACAGAAATATTGAGTCAGCAGTCGTATTATGTTGATCGAGAAACCAGAACGGGAGTAATTGTTGTAAAAAATCCTATGGTTGATATTCAGAAAGGGTATGCAGAAGAAATGAGACGCTTCGCCGCCTTATGCGGTCTGACAATTGATTCGAGATTGAAGGCAGGATCGGCGAAAGTAAATAAGCAGCAGGAAGAAATTGAGAACCGGTTCGGTGCTATATGATTCTTGATGAACTTAAACAATACGCTTGTGACTGCATATCTGGAAAGATTATCAGTGGAAGAAAACATATATGGGCATGTGAGAGATTACTGAGAGATATCGACCGAATCGGTCAACCGGATTTTCCATACGTCTGGGATGAAGACCAGGCGGAGAACATTGCAGAATGGTTTGCACTCTTACGACATAGTAAAGGAGTTCTGGCAAAGCAACCGATCATTCTAACACCATGGCAGAGATTTAGAATTTGCCAGCTGTACGGATGGGTTCATAAAAATACCGGATATCGACGTTTCAAGAAATATTTCACAGAAGTGGCCAGAAAGAATGCGAAATCTCAGGAAGAAGCAGGTATTGCACTCTATGAGGCAGCAGTTACATCAACCAAGAACGGAGAAGTATACGAGATTTATACCGCCGGCACAAAACGCGATCAGTCCAAAATTGTATTCGGGGAAGCCGGATTAATGCTTCAAGGATCACCTTTGAGGATGAAATTTAAGGTAACCAGGGACTGTATAAAACATCTGAAAAGCAATAGCACAATCAAACCATTATCAAAAGACGATGGAAAGTCCGGGGATGGTACAAACCCTGCACTTCTGGTTTTAGATGAGTATCATCAGCACAAAACCACGGAGTTCTATGATTTAGGAATAGGATCAAACACAAAAGAGCCACTCTTGATGATTATAACAACAGCTGGAATGGATTTAACTTATCCTTGCTATGTGACTGAGTATCAGTATTGTTCCAAGGTGTTGGATCCAAACACGGACGTGGAGAATGATGAATATCTGATCGACATTTGTGAGATGGATCCGGAAGATTATGAAGACATTTCAAATCTGGATAACGAAGAGACTTGGAAGAAAGCTAATCCGATTAGAATGACATATCCGGAAGGTGTCGATAAGATTCGCGGTGAATATAAGATTGCCAGAGAACAGCCGGAACATATGACGGCCTTCCTCACAAAATGTCTGGATGTCTGGGTGCAGGCGAAAGAGAATGGGTATATGGACATGTCGAAATGGAAAGCCTGCCAGGTGAATGAATTACCATTTGATATAACGGGGCATCCGGTGTATGTAGGTTTCGATATGTCTGCAAAGACAGATCTTACATCAGTGGCGTTTATGATTCCGTTTTTATCCGGGGAATATGATGCGAATAGAAAAGAAATAGTAAAGTATATTCTTTGGTCGCACAGTTTTATCCCGACAAGGGAGAAACTTCAGGAACATATTATAAAAGACAAGGTTGCCTATGACGCGTGGGAACGCATGGGATTTCTGGAGGTAACAAACACTCCGATCGTAGATCAGGGAGCGGTTATGAGATATGTTCTTGAGACCTGCGAAAAAAGGAAATTAAAAATACAATGCCTGTGCTTTGACCCTGCAAATGCGAGTAAATTAATGATGGATCTGTCAGATGAAGGATACGATGTCGAAGAAGTATTTCAGAGCCACAAACACCTAAACGAAGCAACACAGGGATTCAGAGAGCAGGTATTTTGCAGAAATATTATATATACTTACAATCCCCTGCTGAATTATGCGATGAGTAATGCGGTAATCCGGCAGAACAATGGACTGATCAAAATTGATAAAGATGCAACAACAAAGAGAATCGACCCGGTGGATGCAACGCTATGTGCGTATAAACTGGCAATGTTTCATACATTCGGAGACGATTACGGAGATTACATTGATAATTTTATTGAGGAGATATTGAAGGATTCTACAGAAAATTAAAGAAATGTGGAATTCCCTTGTTGGAGAGCCTACATCAATAGATGATGAAAGGCTAATGGAGTGGCTTGGAATTGATCCAAAAACCCCACGAAATGCAATTGGAGAAGTAACGTATTTTACATGCTTAAAAATGCTTTCAGAAACAATGGGGAAAATGCCACTGAAATTTTATAAGCAGACCGATAAGGGAAAAATACGGGCAGATCCGACGAGAGCTTCATGGCTCCTTATGAACAGGCCAAATCAGATCATGACTCCGGCGACGTTCTGGGGCACGATAGAATATAATTGTGAACATTATGGAAATGCGTATGTATGGATACAGACGAAATTCGAGAAAAAGGGAAGATATGGAGGAGAATACAACATTCTTTCATTCTGGCCTATGCAGAGCAATTATGTGGATGTGCTAATGGATGATGTGGGAGTGTTCGGAGACGCAGGAAGGCTGTATTATCGATACAGCGATCCTAAGACCGGAAAGACATACACTTTTTCGCAGGATAATGTCCTGCACTTTAAAACATGGTGTACACTTAATGGAATCATGGGAAAACCGGTAAGGCAGATTTTACAGGATTCGATTTCAGGCGCAGTGGAGTCACAGAAATACTTGAATCAGCTGTATGCTAGCGGATTAACCGCAAAGGCAGCACTGCAGTATACCGGAGATCTTGATAAACCAAAGCGTATGGCCTTGCAAAAGGAATACAACGCATTACTTTCAGGCGCTAAAAACGCAGGTAAAGTGGTGGCAGTACCGGTCGGCATGACATTACAGCCGTTAAACGTAACTCTGGCAGATGCGCAGTATGCAGAGATAAAAAAATATACGGCGTTGCAGATCGCAGCAGCATTCGGAATTAAACCAAATCAGCTAAACAATTATGATAAGTCAAGCTATTCAAATTCTGAAAGCCAGCAGTTGGCATTCCTGGTGGACACGATGAGCTATAGATTGTCACAGTACGAGCAGGAGATAAACTATAAATGTCTTTCTGATACTGAGAAAAAAGAAGGATATTATTTTAAATTCAATGAAAAAGCAATATTGAGAACGGATTCAAAGACACAGAAGGAAGTAATAACTGGATACGTGAAGAACGGAATCTATACGATCAATGAGGGGAGAGATCTCCTTGATCTTCCTTTTGTGGACGGAGGAGATGTCAACATGGTAAACGGAACGTATCAGCCGATAACACATATAGGCGCGGCTTACGGAATTAACACACAGGGAGGTGAAGGAGATGGAGATTGATGTAAGAGGGGATATCATCAGCAATGATGATAAATGGATTTACGACTGGCTGGACTGGGATTCCACATGTCCGAATGATATCAGGAATGCAATTGCATCTCTTCAACCAGGAGAAATACTCACGGTAAACATAAACTCAGGCGGCGGCTCTGTGATGGCAGGACAGGAAATCTATTCTATTCTTGCCGGAAGAAGTGACGTGGAAATCAACATTCAATCGCTTGCTGGTAGTGCAGCCAGTGTGATTGCAATGGCAAACACATGCAAAATGAGCCCTGTTGCGACTATAATGATCCACAATGTCTCAATGTCAGGAGCTTCCGGAGATTATCATGATATGCAGAAGAACGCAGAAATCCTGAAAACAATGAACAGTGCGCTTTCGGAAGCGTATGCAAGAAAAACAGGAAGATCAAAAGATGAAATCCTGAAAATGATGGATAAGGAAACATGGATCACAGCAGAGAAGGCTCTTGAACTTGGATTTATTGATAAGATCGAGAATTCAGGGCAGCAGTTCTTTAATTGCGTGTGCGGAGTCAGACTGACGGATGAAATACGCAATAAAGTAAAACAGGAAAAAGAAGCCCAGGAAGCAAAAGAACAGCAGAAAAAAGAAATATTAAGAGACTTAGATCAGTATGGTATCTGAGCGGAACGGAGGATATAAGGAATAAAAAATTATTAGAACTTTTAAACTCTATTAATGAGAAAAAAACAATGGTACAGTCCCTGGTAGAGCAGGGAAAGCTGGAAGAAGCAAGAACAGCCAAGGAAGAACTTAAAGATATGCAGGAACAGTTTGACCTTTTAAAAGATATCATGGATCCGGACGGAGATGGAACAATTAAACCACCACAGGATCCAAAATCGATAGAAAATAACTCTATCAAAGAATTTGCTAATGCTGCAAGAAGAGGATTCCGAAATGCAACCATGGTAGAAAGCACACCTGCAGATGGAGGATATACAGTCCCGGAAGACATCCAGACACAGATCAATACCTACAGAGATGCAAAATTCTCTCTGATCAGCCTGGCTGATGTAGAAAATGTAACAACAAGCAAAGGCCAGAGAACCTATAAGAAACGTGCGCAGCAGACTGGATTTGCGAAAGTGGGAGAAGGTGGAAAGATAACAGCTGGAACAACCCCGCAGTTCGAAAGAATCTCATACGAGATTGAGAAATATGCAGGATACTTCCCTTGCACAAATGAACTCCTTGCGGATACAGATGCAAATATCACAGGCACTTTGATAACATGGATTGCGGATGAGTCAAGAGTCACAAGAAATAAAATGATTCTTGAGCAGATTGCGACAAAGGATGTAACAGCAATGAAAGATCTTGATGATATCAAGAGAGCATTGAATATCACGCTTGGACAGGCATTTAAACCTACTTCTGCAATTGTGACAAACGACGATGGGTTACAGTGGCTTGATACATTAAAGGATAACGAAGGAAGATATCTTCTCCAGCCGGATCCTGCAAATCCAATGCAGCTTAGACTTTGCGCTGGATCAACAATTGTTCCTGTCAAAGTTATTCCAAACTCCGATATGCCATCCGATACAAAGACAGCGGGGAGCAGAAAAATACCAGTTATTATCGGAGATCTGAAAGAGGGTATCAAATTCTGGGATAGAAACCAGACGACTCTTATGACATCTAACATTGCCCAGATCGGAGAACTGAATGCATTTGAAGAAGATCTTACAATCTTCAGGGCAATTGAAAGGGAAGACTGCACAGTAAAAGACAAAGAAGCGTTCGTGAACGGGCAGCTGACAATTAAAGATGCAACTGTTACAGGAGTATGAGATAAGGCGGTGAACTGTGGATATTGATGCAGTAAAAGAGTATCTACGAATCGACGATGATGCAGACGACATGACCATAGAACTGATGATGAACGCTGCAAGAGAATACATAAAAGATGCTGTCGGGAAATGTGATGAGAAGAATCCAAAAACGCAGATGTTATTCATGCTTATCATACAGGATCTCTACGAAAATCGTGTTCTGACAGTAAAGGAAGCAGACAAACAGCGACTGACGCATGTGGTCGGATCAATGGTTCTTCAGCTGCAGGTGTCACAACTGGAGGAAGAAAATGATTGATATTGGAAAACTAAACAGGCGGATCACATTTCTCCGCCTGAAGACTTCAGAAGATGAAATGAGTCAGGACAAATCCGAGTGGAAAAAATATCGGACAGTATGGGCAACTGTAAAACCATACAAAGCATCAGAATACAATTTCATGAGCAAATTAAAGCCGGAGGTTACACACAGAATGTACATCCGCTTCCGAAAAGATATTACTGCAGATATGAGGATTTTGTATCAGGGACACATGTTTTCCATTGCAGGCCCGCCGCTTGATATGGACAATACGCACAGAATGTTGGAAATCCAATGTGAGGAGGTGTTCGAAAGTGTCAAGTATCAACTTTGATTTTGACGCTTCGGAACTGATCCAGGCAATGGATAAGGCGACAAAACAATATCCTGCATCTGCAGAAAAAGTTTTAAAGAAAGAAGCGAAAAATATTGCTAAGGATTTACAAGGACGAGTAAATTCCGAAGCAAAAGGGCACCATTACCGGCAGGGGAAGAACAGCAGTGACGAAGAAACACAGAAGCCATTAAGCAAGAGCTTCCGGCAGGGAAGAGTAATCCGTTCTGGAAGTAAAATGACAATCGCCGTAACGTCATCAGCTCCTCATTATCATTTGTACGAACTTGGCCATGATATGGTCACTCATAATCGGAAGGACAAGAAAGGAAGAGGGAGAGCAGGAACTGGAAAGAAAGTCGGAGAAGTAAAAGGAAGAAAGACAGTTGCAAGATATATGGCGCAGCGTGCGGATCACGCAGAGCTGATCGGACAGGAACTACTTGACGAAATATTAAAGGAGGCTGGAATTGACTCTTAAAGAAATAAAGAAAGCGGTCAATTCCGCTTTGAAAGAAAGATATCCGGAATACAAAATCTATGGCGCCGATACAATAGAAGGCTATACCAGACCTTCTTTTTTTGTATATATAACACAGACCTTTTTAGAATCAACAAAAAATGCCAGACATAAGAATGTAGAGGTTGAAATCTACTACATACAAAAAGCGGCAAACGAGGCAGATGGAACAGATTTTTTCACCATAATGGAAGAAATGTTCGGGCAGAAACTGACAGTAGGCAGCAGAAGCTTGAACACAAGCGACATGGAATTAACCTTCCAGGGAGAAAATGCAAATGTACCAATGTGTAGATTCGACATAGAGTTCTGGGACCGGATTGAAAGACAGGAAAATGTTGAAACAATGAAAATACTTATGCTTGGACAGGAGGTAAAAGACTAGGGGCTTACCAACAATGAACGTTGTCTTTGTGGCAGCGGCGAGAAAAACAATAAGACGAGCTGAACGTGGAACGGTTGGAATGATCATAAAAGAAACAACGGTACCAACCGCAAACCCGACTGTTATTTACAGTGAAAAAGATATCCCGGAAGCATTTAGTGAAGAAAACAAAGAGCAGATCAAATTTGCACTGAAAGGAAATGATACAACTCCAAGAAAGGTAGTTGTATATGTCCTTGCAAAGACAGAAGAAAATTACAGCAAGGCTTTAGAATACTTTGAGATTAAAAAAGTAACATGGCTGTGCTGCCCGACTGTAAAGACTGATGGACAGGAAGAAAACGTCCTGACATGGGTAAAAGAACAGAGAGATGACAATAGGAACAGGGTAAAGGCAATTCTGCCTAATAATACGGCGGACAATGAAGGAATTATAAATTATGCAACGAGCGAAGTGGTTGTAAACAATAAGAAATATACGCCAGAGGCGTTCTGCTCCAGGATCGCCGGACTTCTTGCGGGAACATCATATAAAATATCATCTACATTTGCCGTGTTGGAAGAAGTAAGCGCATGTGAAAAACTGGATAAAGATGCACTGGATACTGCTGTGGATTCAGGAAAATTTGTTGTGTTCTACGATGGAGAAAAAGTAAAAGTAGCAAAAGGCGTCAACTCTCTGACGACAGTTCAGAAAGGAAAAGCTGATTCATGGAAAAAAATCCGTGTTGTAGAGACGATGGATATGATCCACGACGATTTGGTGCTGCTGGCCGAGGACAACTATATTGGAAAGTATCCAAACACATACAGTAACAAATGCCTCCTGATATCAGCGATCAATTCTTACTTGAAAGAGTTGGAAAGAAACGGGCTGATACAGGACTATGAAATTGGACTGGATACAGAAGCGATAAAAGAATATATCATCGAAAACAAGGAGGTCTCCAGAGACGAAGCAGAAGCAATGTCAGAGGAGGAAATCAAAAAGCAGTATACCGATAATAAAGTTTTTCTGAAGGCATACGTGACGATCGTGGACGTAATGGAAGACATTAATCTGGAGATTGCTGTGTAAGGAGGAAACAAAAGGAATAATTATACAGATGACAGAGTTGTCAACGGCAGTTTTGGAGAGTGCTGGATAGACAATGACTACATGGCAGAAACGACAGCTTTGCAGGCAAAGATGAAGCTTGACACGACTGAAGTTAAGAGAACCGGAACGCTGGAAAAAGGGTATAAAGTAACCGGGATTAGCGGAACTGGAACCTTGAAGCTGAATAAAGTGACATCTTATTTCATAAAGAAGATTTCAGAAAATTTAAAAAAAGGAAAAGCAACAAGAGCGACAATCATTACAAACTTAGAAGATCCAGAGGCATTTGGAGCAGAAAGAATTCGCTTAGATAACTGCGTGTTCACAGAACTGACACTTGCGGACTGGGAAGCAGGTAAGCTGCTTGAGGAATCTATACCGTTTAACTTCAGCAGCTTCGAAGTACTTAACACAATAGATGCATAGGGGAAAGAATATGAATTTAATTGAAAAGTTACTCAGCGTAGATAAAACAAAAGCCACGGAAAAAGAGACAAAAAAGATTAAATCAAAGAAACTGGCCAAACTGGTAGGCGAAGATGCAGAGATTACGATCAGAGAATTATCAGGGAAAAGATACAATGCCCTTCAGGCCATGCTGTATGACAAAAAGGGAAACCGTGACATGAATGCCACATATGATTTCAATTTAATGTGCTGCGTATACGGTGTCGTGGATCCATGTTTGACTGATCAGAAATTGATGGAACATTTTGGGGCTTCTACGCCAAAGGATCTTGCGGCGATTCTGTTCGGAATGGAAACTGGAAGCATTGCATCAGAAATCGTAAAACTCTCAGGACTTGGAGAAGACGCTGAAGAAGAAGTAAAAAACTTATAAAGGTGGACAGCGAAGCAAGCGTTGCTTACGCATTGTTCCGCCTGAAAAAATGGAAGCCATCGAAATATTACAATATGGGCGCGGGTGAACGATTAATCACCCGCGCTTTTTTGAAACAGGAAATACAAGACTTAAAAGAGGAGATGAAAAACAAGGGCAGGTAAGACGGTTGCAGCAGTTGTTAAGTTGATAGATGATTTCAGCGATCCGTCAAAACAGGTGGCGGCCCAGGCTCGTGACCTGGAAAAACGTTTTAACAATGTTGCTGATGTGTTCTCTCATGCCGGAGATGCATTTACATCTGCCGGAGAAACATTGACCAAGTCGGTCACTGCACCACTGGTAGCAGTCGGAACTGCGGCCATTAAATTTTCCTCTGATTCACAGGACGCATTTCAGCAGTTTGCGGCGGCAACAGGTACCGCAACAGATGAGATGGGCAAGTATAAAGACATGATCAACAATGTCTATAAAGATAATTTTGGTGAGTCCATCAATGATGTTGCGGAAGCAATGGCAACTGTCAACCAGAATATGTCTTACCTGGATGATTCGGCTCTGCAGAGATGCACGGAATATGCCTATACTCTTTCAGACACCTTCGGATATGACGTTGCGGAAAGCACCAGAGCTGCAGATACCCTGATAAAAAATTACGGTGTATCTGCAAGAGAAGCTTTTAACCTGATCACCCAGGGAGCACAGTCAGGAATGGACTATTCCGGGGAAATGATAGACAGCATTAATGAATATTCAGTGCAGTTTAAGAAACTTGGACTGGATGCAGAAGATATGTTTTCCATATTTGCCAATGGCGCTCAGAATGGCGCTTTTAATCTGGATAAAGTCGGAGATGCTGTAAAAGAATTCTCTATAAGAGCAATAGATGGTTCAGATACGACAAAGCAGGGATTTGAAGCTCTTGGAATGGATGCAGCGAAAATGGCAGAGAAATTTGGAGCCGGAGGAGATGCCGCAAAGGAAGCATTCAATGAAGTGATAAAAGGACTTGCTTCCATGGATGATCCTGTAGCACAAAGCACAGCCGGTGTTAACTTATTCGGAACTATGTGGGAAGATCTGGGACCACAGGTCATAACCTCTATGTCAACGGCAAGTGATGCAATAGATAAAAACAAGGAGTCTGTCGAAGGACTGGTAAATGTAAAATACGATACATTATCAGGCGCTCTGGGAGGACTTTGGAGAACGATACAGGTAGATGTGCTGCAACCAATTGGGGACCAGTTGATTCCGTATGTCACAAAAGGAATCAGCGTTGTGCAGAAATTTACAGACAAATGGAATAAATTAGGGCCGGCAACTCAGAAGACGATAGTCAAATTTGCAGCAGTAGCGGCATCGGTAGGACCTGTTTTACTTGGACTCGGGAAAGTGTCCTCCGGAATCGGAACAGTAATCTCGAATTTTGGAAAAGCAGGTGGTGCGATTACAAAACTGACGGGTGCTTCAGGATTCTCGGGAATTGCGAAGATAATGAAAGGACAATTTGGAATTGCGGCATTCGCAGTGGCAGCAGCGGCTCTGCTGATCTATAAAAACTGGGACAGAATCGCACCTATTTTGCAGAAGATAGGGGATAGATTTGTGGAATTCTGGCAGACAGTAAAACCGCAATTAGAACCGTTCATAGAATTTGTGGAAAAAATAGCATCATACCTGAAAGAGACATTCGGACCGGTAGTCGAAGAAATCTTTAATTTCGCTGGAGAATTTATCGTCGGAACATTTGATACGATTGGAGTTGCCATCGACGCGTTACTCACTATGTTCGAAGGAATTATCTCCTTTTTGAGCGGTGTGTTTAAAACAGACTGGGAATCTGTATGGAATGGATGCAAGGAGTTTGTAGGAACTGCATTCTCAGGACTGGCTGATATGGTAAAAGTTCCAATTAATGCTGTGATATCAATCGTCAATGGAGCGATCAGCAAGATTAATTCAATTCATTTTACAGTTCCTGAGTGGGTACCCGGAATAGGAGGAAAAGGCTGGGAGGGCCTTAACATACCACAAATTCCAACTCTTGCGAAAGGCACAGATAACTGGCAGGGAGGTATCGTACAGATCAGTGAAAAAGGTGGAGAGATTGTAGATCTTCCATCTGGAAGCAGAGTGTATCCACACGACGAATCTGTACAGATGGCACGTCAGGAGGCAAAGAAGAACTTTATAGTCAAAATTGCGAAGCTTGCAGACAGTATTGTAGTGAGAGAAGAATCTGATATTGATAAAATAGCAGAAGCGATTGTAAGGAAAATCGAAGAGGCAAGTGACAACATGCCACAAACAGCGTAGGAGACAAGATGGAATATTGGTTAAAAAATGGAAATAAATCAATCCAGCTTCCGATCAGACCCGAATCATTTAGCGTGACATTCGAAAATACGCATCAAACAGTAAATGTGCAGACAAAAGGGGATGTAACAATTCTTGGAAAAAAGGGACTCAAGACATATGCATTCGAGTCCTTTTTCCCGGAAAATGATTATCCCTTTGCGGATTATGCAAAAGACAGAAATCCGTGGGAATATGTAAAAGAAATTCTTAAATGGCAGGAAACGCCTATCCAGTTTATTGTCACGAAAACAAAACTGAATAAAAAAGTAATCATAAAATCATTTCAGTTCGGGGAAGAAGATGGAACTGGGGATATAAAATACTCACTTACCATGGACGATTACAGACCACCTAGGTACACTAAGCCGGCAAAAGCTGTTCTTGAACCGATCGAATCAGATAAAAAGAAACCAGAGAAGGAGAATAACCGGCCAGACAATAAACCGAAAAAGAAGACGCATACGGTATCAGGCAAGGAAACGCTTCGGAGCATTGCGAAGAAATATTACGGTTCAGGAAGCTATAGCAGCAAGATATATAATGCGAATAAAACGGTAATAGAAAAAGAAGCAAAGAAACATGGCCACACGAGCAGCTCGCACAATGGAGTGAAAGGCTGGTGGCTCTACAATGGAACGAAACTGGTGATTCCATGAAACTGAATTGGAAAGATACGAATATAACAGGGTACGTTACATCAGTAAGCTGGTCGGGAAGCGCAAAACAAGCGGCCAGATCAGTAGTATTCAATGTTGCGTATAGCCCAAATGACAAGGATGTAAAGAATCTAGGAATTAAACTAGGAGATAAAATTACATTTTATCCAGGATATCCAGATGATAAAAAGACAAAATTTATTGGGATGGTAACATGCAGGGAAAGAAAATCAGAGGCAGGGGAACTTTCGTATACCGCACAGGACGGGATGATCCATTTGCTCAGATCGTCGGGAACCTACAAATTTGCAAACAAGACGCCTGAAAAGATTGCATCCTTGGTATGCAAGGATGTAAAAGTAAAAACGGGAGACCTGGCTAAAACCAAAATAAACATTCCAAAAATATTTTTCCAGGAAAGATCATATTATGAAATCATTATGGCTGCTTATACAAAAGCGTACAGAAAAAATAAAAAGCCATATATAGCCCAGATGAACAGAGATAAACTGGAAGTGATACAAAAAGGAAAAGTTATCCCCAATTTCCACATTTGTCAGGGGGAAAGAATTGTAGAATCCTCTTATTCTGAAAACATTGACAGCATGGTAAACCGAGTATACATATACAATTCGGATAATAGAAAGATAGGAAGCATAAGTAATTCAAAGTGGGCTGATAAATTCGGAATCTTCCAAAATTCTATATCTGTAGATTCGGGGAATGGAAAAGCAGAAGCGAAGACAGAACTTCATGGGATTAATAAAACATCAAGCCTGACAATGATAGGAGACTGCAGATGCATCTCTGGATTAGGAGTGATCATAGAAGATTCCAGAACCGGACTCAAGGGAAAATTCTGGATAGAAAATGACAGTCATGAATGGAGCGGCGGTTTATACACCACAAAACTGGAACTGGCTTTTAAAAATATTATGGACGTCCAGGAAGAGGATGAAGAACAGGAAACATCTGAAGGTTCTTTTGGATCAGGGACAAGCAGCGCATTAGAGGATGTACTAAATCAGGCAAGAGCCTGGATTGGAATATCAGGGAGCACAAATGAGGCTACACAGTACTATGGATACAACGGAGTTGCATGGTGCTGTATTTTTCAATGGTCAGTTTTTAACAAATCTGGCCACGGAAATTTGTTTATGGGCGGCGGAAAAACAGCTAGTTGTTCCGAGGTAACAGAATGGTATCAAGCCAGAGGAAAATTCGGGACAGTGCCAAAAGTTGGAGCTTTAGTAGTTTACGGACCAGGAGGAGGAAGTCACATAGGTCTAGTAGAAAGTGTTTCCGGATCAGGAATAAATGATTACGTGTCGATCGAAGGTAACACTAGTGGAGCGGCAGGAGGCTTAGCAGCGAAAAAACAGTACGGGAACCGAAGAAGTGATGTATATGGATTTTGCTATATCGACTATCCTACTACAACAATATCGACAGGAAATGACTCAGTAATATCCGGGACATCGAAACCAATACCGGCGGGACTGCAACAATCTGGCATATGCCCATGGGATTACACAATATATCCGTTTTGGTATAGTCGATGGAACGGTGATTCTATGCAAAGACGGGTAGCGGATATATGGAATGCGAAAGGGCGAGCAAGCAATCATGGCATAGCGACTATAGATGGTTATTATCTTGTTGCTGTGGGTTCATATTTTGGCTCTTGTGGCGACCTTATAAGTTTTACGCTGGAAGGCGGAATAAAACTGAATTGCCTTGTTGCGGATGAAAAGAATGCAGGAGATGACAATGGGAGCATTTATGGACATAAGCAAGATTATCCCGCTCCCGGATGGTCAATCATAGAATTTGAGAGCATGGGTGGAAGCGATTACTCAAATTCTGGAGCATTGCTCAATGTAAGCCAATGGAAAGGGAAGAAAGTGACAGCAGCTGTTAACGGAGGAAGATACAAAGGTCTATAAACATATACGAACGTTACGTAGAGCAAATGAGAAGAGCTGGGAGATTTTACAATGCTCAGCCGCCTCAACTGGGAATTATGATGGATGCGGGAAAGATCAAAATAGATACCATGACGTTGGACAAAAATGATTATCTGATAAATTGTAATCTAAGATTGGACAATAAAAAGAAAATATTCATACATAATTCGAAGCCGCAATCAGCAGAATATATGACGGATTCTTCACATAATGCAACACTGGAAGAATACAAGAAAAATATTTTACAGGAAGGAGACAGAGTCCTTCTTATAAAACTTAATAAACATGAAAAATATGTGGTGATAGCAAAGGTGGTGGTGCCAGAATGATGTTTCCGTTCGTGGACAACGAAGAAGAAGATGAGAAAGAAGAAAATTTATATATTCCACGGGAATATGGAATCAATTTTGAAACCGGCCAGCTTTCTGGAAAGATAGTAGAAGGATACGATGCACTTCTTGTGTGGGTATGGCTGGCATTAAAAACGCCAAGATATAGATACTATATTTATTCAGAGGGCTATGGACAGGAATATGAAGAACTTATCGGGAAAAGCTACTCAAAAGAACTGACAGATTCCGAACTGGAACGGATGACAGAAGAGTGTCTGACAGAAAATCCGTATATAACGGGAATTGAAAATTTTACGTGTACAAAAGACGAAGGAAAAGTAACGGTTTCATTTCGATTGATAACAGAGCTTGGAGATGGGGAGGTGAATGCAGAGGTTTGAAGAAATGACATACGAAGCAATCATGCGATCAATGATGAAGGACATGCCAGACGACATTGATACATCAGAAGGCAGCTTGATTTTTAACGCATGCGCAAAACAGGCGGTAAGACTTGAGGAAGCTTATCTGATGCTTGCTGGAATAGAACAGAATATGTATGCAGATACAGCGGATTTGGAACACCTGATTAGAAATGGAAACGACAGAGGGTGTTATATCAACCAGGCGACATACGCGGAGATGACTGCTCAATTTAACTGCGAAGTACCACTTGGATCGCGCTGGAATCTCGACGAATACAATTACACAGTATACAACGTGATTGATGAAAAAGAACACACATACCGGCTTGGCTGCGATAGCCCGGGCGCAGAACCGAATCACATAATGGGAGACCTTGACCCGATCGGATACGTAGATAATTTTGAATGGGGAAGAATTATTAAGTGCACGTTAGAAGGAAAAAATCAGGAAGAGACAGAAAGCTATCGCGCGAGATTGCTTGCGACATATAATTACAGAGGGTTTGCAGGAAATAGGGAATATTACAAAAGCCGTATAAAAGAATTAAGCGGTGTATATGGATGCAAGCTGAAACGCGTAAAGACGCCATCGGACAGAATTGCCATAACCGTAATAGGGCAGGATTACAGAAAACCGTCACAGGACGTTATAACTGCAACACAGACAGCTGTTGATCCGATTGTAAACAGCGGAGAAGGCGAAGGATTTGCGCCCATCGGGCATAGGGTGACGATCACTGGCGTAGAAGAAACAACCGTAAATATAGAGACGACAATCACATGCGAATCCGGATATACCACTGAAGCTCTGAAAAGCTATATTAACCAGACTATTGATGAATATTTACTAAATCTGAGAAAAGAATGGGAAAATAAAGAAACAATCATCGTGAGAATACTACAAATCGAGGCGGCAGTTGTAAATATCAAAGGAATCATTGATGTGGCAGACACCAAAATCAATGGGAAAGCGGAGAATTTACAGATAACAGATGGAACCGTGCCGATAAAGGGGGATATCACATGCATATAAATGTGGAGTATCCGGATGTTGTAATAGATATAAGAGAAATAAAAGCATGCATTGATGCAGGGGACAACGTCGGAAGGATCCTTGAGGATTATCTGGAGGAGATCGACCACAATATTACGATCAAAACAGCTGAAGAATCGGGAATACAGCACAGAGAAAAGATCCTCGGGATTCAACCATTGGATACCGCCAGCCTGGAAGACCGAAAAGTGGAAGTGCTGCTGAGGTGGTGGTCCAGCCCTGTATACACAGAAACAACACTACGCCAGAAACTGGACGCAGTGCTTGGAAGAGAAAACTATATACTGGACATTGAACTGGATAAAAAACAGGTATCATGTCAGGTTGAAGTGACGCGAAAGTATATGATCAAGGGAGTAGAAGATCTGTTTGAACAGATGGTTCCGCTCGATTATTTGCTAGAAATAACTCTTAGATACAATCAATACAAAAAATATAAACCTTATACATATAAGCAACTAAAAGATAAGACATATTACCAGCTGCGGAACGAGGAGGTAACATTTGCAGAAAACAACTAATTATGGATTCCCAAAACCAGAGGATGATGATTTCTTCAACGTGAAAGATTTCGCAGACATGATGGACAAGGTCGATGAAACTCTTGCAAAAGTAGAAAATGCTGGAGGAATTTATGTCGGAGGGACAAATCTTTCGGCGGAAGCTACGATTAACGATGAAGAAGCAGAATACCCTGTTCTGAGCAAAAATGCAAACTCTATATCAGAAATAACGTTATTCTCAAAAAGTCTTACACTGAAAATAGGAACATATTCAGTTATGATTCGTATGAAGGTTTCGGATATATCGAAAGCGGATTCTGTTATATCTGTAAAAATCAGAAAAGGATCATCTGTCGGAGAGATCATTAAAGAAATCCGCATTTCACCAAACATGTTTGATGCAAACAATAAATATAAGATTTTGGGAACTATTGTAGATTTCGGAGAAGTAAAAAAAGGTACGAAAATGTACATTGAAGCGTCGATCATGAAGACGACAATAATGGAAACAGTAACAATTGACTATATGCTCGTGAACCCGGCTTACACGTCAGTATCAGCAGTATAGGAGAAGAATAAGGATCATAACAGCTGAATCTTTGAAACGAATCAAAGAAAAAGTAAAAAAAGTAATGATGAGCAGAACAGCAGAACAAATGGGAGGATCGCTGAAGAAATATGCAGCGCAGGAATATGATTTTGATTTCATGCCGCAGAATGGAAAACAGGTTTCAGATGAGCACATTCAAAAGATCATTGATCCACTTCTGGAAATCAATGATTTCCTGCAAGACAACAGTCTGAGAAAAGAAAGAACTGCTCTTGAAATGACTTTGGAAAAAGCAGAAAATTTTGCGGACAAAATGCTGAACATACAGAAAGATGCAAAGGCATCAGGGTGTAGAGGAAATTGTACAGGTCTATGCGAACTGGCCTGTACATCCACCTGTATGGGGTGCACTTCGTGCTCTGGAAACTGTAGCACTACGTGCGGAAAACAGTGCTCAGATGGCTGCTCAGGCGGCTGCGGTGGATGCACAGGTGGCTGTTCGAGCAGTTGCACGCATACATGCGGTGCAGGATGCACTACATCAATAAAAGCTTAAAAGGAGGAATGCGAAAGGGCTTGTACATCTAGTTGCGGAACTCAGTGTGCGACAAGTTGCCAGAATACGACGAAAGGAAATTGCGGAAGCTCATGCGGAACCGCATGTTCGACTAGCTGCAAAACTGGATGCAGTGGGAATTGCGACAGGCAATGCAATAGAGCATGCGAGGATGAATGTACGGGTTGTCAGGCAGAATGCAGAGACGATTGCACAGCTGGCTGCAAAACGGATTGCTTCCAGACCTGCACGACAAATTGTGCGCAGACTTGCGCAGACTGTACAAACGAATGTGGAGGCACTTGCTTTGCAACATGTGCAGATGACTGTTCAGGTAGCTGCAAAAATAATTGTACCGGATGCGGCTACAGCTGTTCATACGATTGTTCGGGATGCTCCGGAACATGTTCGGGGTACTGTACCGGATGCGACAACAGATGCACAGCATCATGTTCGACATCATGCACCGGATGCTCTGGTTGCAGTTCGTGCGGAAGTTCATGCGGATCCGAATGCACATCTTCATGCATGGGAGGATGCGCAGAATCGTGCTCAAATAGCTGTTCTACGATTTGCGGAGGATGCAGTACTTCATGTTCGTCAAATTGTTCTACTAATTGCGGAAATACATGCAAAGATACATGCTATGGGCAAGCTTCATCTACAGTAAAATGACCGACTTGGTCATTTTTGAAAAACAGGAGGAAGAAAAATGAAGTTAGTTTTAAAAAATAAACAGGAAATAGAAATAGCAGGAATGAACAATTCATTCTCGTTTGAAAAATTTAAAGATGGAAAAGGAAATGAATTAAATTACAACAGTCTCATCACCATGTACGTGGGAGAAAATGAAACTTTTGAATCAGTCAAGAAAAAATTATCAGACGGAAACGACTCGGAATTCACATTAAGCGTTGGGAAAACAAAAAGGGACTTCCCAGGCTGGAAAGTGGACGTGATTACAGAGGATCTGTCAGACAGAGGAAGTGTGATCACAATAAAACTTGGAGCGATCTAAAGAAGGGAGAAACTATGAGAAAGATAATTGTAGAAATTGAAAAAGAAAAAGCAGAATACATTGAAAGATTAAACTTTGAACTGGGATTCGCAAAAGATGTTATCCAGAGAATTATTGAATCACATCCGAACGATCCGGATGTGATCAATTCTGAAGCATTTAAAGCATATCAAAAAAAAGGAGCAGAACTAGAAACAGAATATAAACTGGCAGTTCAGGAAATCGAAAAGTTGTATATACCAGAAACAATAAAGAAGCATAAATATAATTGGATGCTTCCGAACAATTCGACAAAACTTGAAATTAGCATAATGTGCAATTGCGAAATCGAAGGTGTTGAAAATGAAAAGAACTGAGCAGTACACGGAACAATTAAGTAGATTATATCCGGAACTTCATCAGGCAGATGAAAAAGAAAGAATCTTAACACAAACAGTCACCTTCCAGGTGACTGATGACTGCAATCTGGCGTGCACATACTGCTATCAGATTAAAAAAGGAAAACGCAAAATGAGCCTTGAAACGGCTGAGAAAATGATAGATTTACTGTTAACCGGAGAAAAAGGGATGAAAGATTATATCAACCCCCATAAATCTCCAGGATTAATCATTGATTTCATTGGCGGTGAGCCATTATTGGAAGCAAAATTAATAGACCAGATATGCTCATATGCAATTGGTAGAATGATAGAACTTAATCATCCGTGGCTTGATAAGACGATGTTCTCTATATGTTCAAACGGAACATTATATCATGATCCAGAGGTCAGGAAAGTGCTTGATAAATGGAAGAACAGATTGTCTTTCTCAGTCACAGTTGACGGGAATCAAGAACTGCATGATTCTTGCCGCATATTCCCAGATGGAAGCCCTTCGTATGACTTGGCAGTATCCGCGGCAAAAGATTGGATGGACAAAGGGAATTACATGGGTTCGAAGATCACCATTGCACCGGCTAATGTAATGCATACATACGATGCAATTATTCATATGTTCGAGCTGGGATACAATGAAATCAACGCGAACTGTGTATACGAGGACGGATGGAAGCCAATTCATGCAACCGTCCTATATAACGAAATGAAGCGTCTCGCAGACTACATCCTGGAAAACAATATGGATTTCGAAAATGATTATTATTGTTCGCTGTTTGAAGAGGAGTTCTTCCATCCAAAGCAGGAGGATGATCTTGAAAATTGGTGCGGCGGGAATGGTGTTATGCTGGCAGTTGACCCAGATGGCATCATATATCCATGTTTGCGGTATATGGAAAGTTCTCTGGGAAATCAACAGGAACCTTATTCGATCGGAGATGTAGATTCCGGAATCTGTCAGACGGAATGCGACAGATGCCGCGTAGAGCGTTTGAAAAAAATTGACAGGAGAACACAGAGCACAGACGAGTGCTTTAACTGCCCTATCGCAGAGGGATGCAGCTGGTGCACTGCATACAATTACCAGATATTTGGCACGCCCGATGCACGGGCAACATATATTTGCATTATGCACAAAGCAAGAGCACTGGCGAATGCTTACTTCTGGAACAGATATTACAGAAAAAATAAAATCAATAAAAGAATGAAACTATACATCCCGAAAGAATGGGCGTTGGATATTATCACGGAAAAAGAATGGAATTTGCTAAAGAGGGAGGCAGAAGAGGAATAATATAATCACTGCTGTTTTTTCAGAAACAGAAACAAATATTCGGGCCGAAACAGCGTGGCAGTATGATTACGGACAGATTCTTCGGATTCAGGGCTTAAATCTTCCAAGGGCAGTAGAAATGCATTTCTCGCTGGAAGAAACAGGTGGAACATCTGTAACAAGAATCGGGACAGTAAGAGATTCCGTAATAGACGTTCCAATTCCGGATGCTATGCTGGAAAACGAGGAAAATGATCAGAATTATAAAATATATGCATTTGTATATTTGGCTGGAAATGGATCTGGAAATACGGAATATAAAATAACAATTCCAGTAAAAGCAAGACCTAAGCCAGAAATTCCCGGAACACCGGAAAAGCCGGAACTTTTCAGAGAGACCATTGAAACTGTGAATGCAGCAGCTGAAAAAGCGGAGATGGCACAAAAACAGGCAGAAACCTGGGCACATGGACATGAAAGTTATCCAGAGCGTGATACAGATAATGCAAAATATTACGCTGAACAGGCAAAGAAAGAGGCTGCATCTATTCCCGGCAGAGTAGAAGAGGGAAAGAAAGACATTGATAATTATGTCCACCAGAAAGAAACTGAACTTAAAGGCGAAACCGGAAACGTCCATTTTGCCGCCTTTAAGGTTGTAAAGGGCAGACTCAAAATGTATTCTGATCCAACCGTAGATAAGATGCGTTTTAGCAGAAAAAGAAGCCGATTGAAATACAGATTAAAATTTTAAGGAGAAGAAAAATGAGCACGACAGAGAACAACTATCAAGAAACAGATCTCGGAAACGTCTCCTTGAATCCAAGAGGAGAGTACGATCCAGGAGCATCCTACGAATATCTTGACACAGTAAGTTATCAAGGCGGCTCCTATACGTGCCTGGCGGAGCTGGGAACTACCATCACCGGCATAGCTCCGGATCCGGGACGCAACACAGATGCATGGCAGATGCTCACTCTTCCGGGAGATCTTAAACCAGAGTACGTTGCAATGCATGATGATACGGTTAATCGCGCACGGCAGGCAGAATCTTCAAGGCTTGCCGCAGAACTCGCTCAGCAGGCCGCAGAGGACGCACAGGCGGACATACAGCAGTTACATACCGATACACGCCAGGCGGCAACAGAAGCTGGTCAGAGCCGCGACAGCGCAGCCGGTTATGCTCAGTCTGCAGACGCATCCAGAAAAGCGGCAGCAGAGTCAGAGCAGAATATCAATGCACAGGTTACTGGTTTTGATACCAAGGTGTCCGAATCGGTCACCCAGGCACAGGAAGAAATTGCCACCACAAGGCAGCAGGCAATCCAGGCTGTAGCGAGCCAGCAGGTTACATCCATCCAGGCAGTAAAAGACCAGACAGCATCCTATATTATAGAAAAAGAAACATCTGCTAAGACAGAAATTGGAAACTGCACTTCGGAGAAGATCGCAGAGATCAATAAAAAAGTATCTGAAGCAAACACAACACTGGCGAACACAATCGCAGACGGAACGTCTCTCAAAACACAGCTGGAAACAACCATTTCCACAGCGGACACAAGCAAGAAAGACTTAGATGCTTCCAACACGGCAGCAGGCAAAACCAAAACTGCCCTGGATACATCAAACACAACAGCAACCAAAACAAAAACAGATCTGGATGCAACAAATAAGACCGCAACAAGCCTGGATACATCTCTGGGGACCAAAATTACAGAGGGAACACAGCTGCAAGAAGATCTCCAGGAAACCGGAGAGACTGCGGTAATCAACATTCAGGCAGAAGCAAATAAACAGATCCAGAATATTACTGCTGCTGGCGGAGGAATTGAAAACGCATTATCAAACTTTTTTGCCCTCCGCAGGACTGGAAAAGTATATACAACGAGAATCTACAAGTATGACACTTCTACCAGTCCAACAGGCGTGAAACTGAATGACAACGAGGGACTTGTGAGAAAACCGTCCACAAATACCGTGATCGGGCAGGATGATTACAGAGAGATCGGTTTGTTTATGCACTTCCCTTGTAACTTCACTGTAGATGATAATGGTTTTATTCATATAACCGCACTGCAGGGACAACCAGATTTTAAGAAAACTGGAAAGGTGGATGTCGGAGAGGTTACGATGTCCGCTTGGGTAGGAATCACAGATAATCCGGAGTATGTAGATTATCATTACTCTGATAGTCCAAACGAAGCCCTGGGACTGGTGCCAATGGGAGAATCTGTTAATCCGGATGGTACGCTCTCCTCATTTATGGTCCATGGAAAATATGGAGCTGGAGATATTGACGGAGTGCCATATAGCTCTACAGGTTTGATTCTGGCAAACGGAAGTCAGAAAGGCGGAAAACCTGTATCACACACCGGAATGATTGTATACATGAAGAAAAAGGGAAGCCGGTATGTCGGTACAACCAACTGGGATTTGTTCTACAAACAGCTTATGCTTATTATTCTGTACGCTACGATCAACAGCAGGAGCGTTATGACCGGATGCAACTCATATACATCTCAGGAGATGGCGGCAGTTGCAGAAACTGGAGTAACGAGAGTAATCCTGCCAAAAGCAAAGGCGAACAACTATATCGTTGGCTCCTATGTATCAGTTGGAGATATTGGTTCAAACACAAACAAAGACAGATATTATTCATACATGCACAACCTGGCATATGATGTCAAAGTCTTGAAGATTGAAGCGATAGACGATACGAACTCCGCAGTCTATGTGGATGCGGAACCGTTTAACACAACACTGACCACCTGCATCTCAACAATGCCGTGGCGTACCGGTTCCACTGACAGCGTACTTGGTTCTGATGGATCGCCATTCTCTAACACAGATAACAGGAATCCATTCAAGATCCAGGGCATCGAAACCGGTTATGGTGCTTATGAAGTCCTCGGCAATGTATTTATGGACATTGTTATGGACGGAGACGGAACACCAAAACGAGATGTATATATCTGTATGGATGCGTCATTACTTACAACAGACATGAACGCAGCAAAGACAAGATACAAAAAAGTGGCGGCTCAGGTAGCTTATACTGCAGCAAGTTGGAAATACATTTCAAAATGTTTTGTTGATCCTGCACTTGGAATCATGGTTCCTACGGAAACAAAAGCAGGAAGCACAACAGGCTTTTGTAATGGATTATATACGGATTCCGGTACGAGCGGACAGCGAGAGTGGTTGTCCGTTGGCAGTCTGTACAATGGCTCGATTTACGGTCTCTGGATTCTGGCTGCGTACGATGGCGTTGGCGATGCTAACTGGAGTATCGTCTCCGGCGTTTCACCGAACGGCACACGGGGTGAATGGCAGGGGGCGGCCCGGGCAGGGGGGCGGC